GGTCAAACTCGTAGGCACGCTGAAACTGGCTGCTGGATTTACCGCTGACTTCTGGTTCGGTGATGGTGGTAAACGGTCCACCGTTGGCTGAAACCGCGATCCGGTATTTGACGCTGGTAGCGCGAATGTCACCGTTATCGACGTTGGTGGATTGCAGCGCCGTGTGCGTGATGATGACGCGGCAACGCTCAGTATCAAGGTCGGTGATCGTGCGAGTGATCGGACCAGATGCAGTGGTTACCGCCGTGTTAACGCCGACGGTGTTTTCAACAGTGCTGAACCCCAGCATCGGGGTTTGAGTTTCGTCCGTGCCAGTGCGGCTATCTATTGTGTATCCCGAAAAATTTTTGCTGCCGTCAGGGTTTTGGATTGGCGTGGAATCAAGGAAAATATCCTCTTCCGCGCTATTCGGGAAGCCTTCAATTTCACCCTCGCTGACTGCATAAACAGTCTTGGCAAAGGCAACCGAAAACAGGTTGTTGGCTTCCTCAACAGGCTGCCGCGTGGGTGCAACAATCGTTTGCTGGACGACTGTGGGTTGAGGTGAAGACGCGCCACCGCCAGCACCACTGATCTCGGGCAGGTTGTTGAGGTCTTCCATCAGAGGTAGTTCTGCAGCTCAAGGCCGAACGACAGCACCGGCAAACTTCCGATGATGCGCTCACCGTAAAGGACAGGAACCACCTCGCCTTGCTTGGTATTGGCGTTGGATTTATCGAACGTAAAAGACTTCAGTTGGTCTGATTCGCTGCGGCCTGTTGTTGATGCACCACCGACGTTATCCACGGTCGGCATTTTGGGCGTTGGTGTTAGCAACTGTGCTACGCCGCCAAACAACATCGAAACACCGATGGAGCCAACCGCCAAAGACAAGGCGCTGAATTTGGTTCCGAAAATTGTTGCCGCTACGCCACCACCAAGACCCGGAACAAGAATTGCAAAGGCAACAAGGGCAACGCCGGCAATTACAGCGCCAACGCCGCCATCGCCACCGCGACCTGTCGGAATGGGAGCCAGCACAAGTCGTTTGCTCATTGGCCACAACAACTGCTCTTCCGTCAGCCCTTCGGCGTGATCGGTCACTACGCGCCACGCAATGCCGTTGTCGCCGCTTTCAATCAGGTACTGGCGCAGCTCTGGCATCTGTACACACAACGCCCGCACGGCCTCGGCAGGAGTCTTGACCGCAAGTTGGAAGCGGCGTCCGAATTTGCGCCCAAGCTCACCCAGCAACCTGATCGTGACCATCAGCCCAGCCTCCGCACCACCATGTAAGTATTCTCGCGGAAGTATCCGCTGTACGCCGTTAATCCAGACAATCTGCCAACAAGATGCTGGTACAACAGGTTGGCGCTGGGATCTTCCACAACAGCGACGTGATTGCAGCAATTCTGATTCCTGATGCGGAACAGGATCACATCGCCGCGCTCCAGTGGCACCGTGACCGGCAGGCGCACAAAGCCTTCAGCAGCAAAGTTCTCCTCAAAGTGCGTGAAGCCACGGGTTGACCATTCGCCTTCGTACAGCCGCTCGTAATCGCCCATCTCCACGCCCATCTGCTGCCAGTACCAATCCCGCACGGCGGAATAACAGTCGTAGACGCCGTAGTTCCAAGGGCGTTCCAGTAGACCAGCAGACTGTTGGGGGTCAAGCCAGAACGCTTCGCTGCCGCCGCAATTCCACACTGCATACGGCAGGTTGAGTTGTTTGCAGGCTTTACGATCAGCCTCGCTGAACCCGTTGTAATTGATGTGGCTATGCCAGCAGGCAGTCGCGTCGTCGTAATACAGAGCCGTATCCTCGGCGCTGATGGTGAACGTATCCGGCTCACTGCTGGTGTTGGCGCACTCCACCACAGAGCCGTCTTGCAGGATGAAGCCACAGGTTTCGCGTGGGTGGGCGGCCTCGGCGTACTGGCGCATGGCAAGCCGTTGGGCAGCAGTCAGCGGATTTGACCAAGTAGTCAGTTCCATCAGCCTTGCGAGTCCACCAAGCCGGGAAAGCCACCGAACGGTAGGCGGCTACCGGAGCCGAAACGTAATTTGCAACTCTCCAGTCGTTTGCCGCACGCATCCTGCGCCAAGGTGCCGACCACGTTGTCATTCGCGTCCCAGTAGCTTGCGCCGTTGTAGTGGCAGCCGATGTTGTCGCGGTAAATCCACTGGCATTGTTCGCGCAACAAACGGCGACCGGGAAGACTGCGGCCTTCAAGATCGAACGGGACAGAAAGCTGGAACGTGACCGACAATTTTGTTTCGTTGGTCTTCTGTTCCACAACCCATTGATCTGGTCCCCAGTAGGCGTCGGGATCGGCTGCAGGTTGACCGTCAAGGTAGGTGGTCAGTGTGCGGATGCGCTGCACCGTGGCGCCAACCAAGTCGTCGTAGGTGTTTGTTAGTCCGGTGATAGCGAGGCCGACATTGGCAAAGGTGATGCTGGGGCGTTCCAGTTGACCGCTGGTGTTCAGCTCAAAGCCACTTGCTTGTAGTGGCAACGCAACGTATGTATTGCCGTCATAGATAACATCGGCGCCGTTAACTTGCGACCAATTACAGAAACGATAAATCGACTGGTCAACAGAGCCAGCCGGAAGCAATACGGCAATATCCAGCGTAAAAAGATCAACAACCTCGGGAAGTTGCGTCTTAAATGTTTGAGCGTTGGGAGGAGTTTGTGTCATACGTAAATTCGCACCAGCTCAAAGCTCACTTTCATGTATGCAGAACTTACTGGCGTCATCTCCCAGCCACTTGCCAAAATGTAATCCCGAGCCGCCAGCGTCAAGGTTATATCAACCACGGTGCCGTTGCCGATTGTGACTGAAGTTAAAAGGCCGGTTGCAAGGTTGGCTGTGTAATTTGTCGGTCGCGTATAACCGGCAAGTGTCAAAGAAGAAATATTGTCGTAGCCAAGATTCAGCACACCAGAAGCAAACGGGCGCTGAAAATTCTTAGTGGCAAGTGGCGGGGTCCAACTAATTTGCTGCCCTTTTTTACTAAGCAAAAAACTTTCAATCGAATAGGCGCTGGAATACGGAAGTGGCGGCGTCTCACATTGCCAACGCTCCTGATCAATGTTTAAGCCATCGGTAAGAATTTGGCTATAACCATCCCCAAAATTGATTAGCTGGCGGCGCTGTGTACGACGAACCGGTGTGGCCATCACCAGCGGAATGTCATCAAAGTTGATGTAGGCCATTACAGGATGCCTCCGCTGCGCTTCTGATTGACCAGTGTTGCCATCACGATACCTTGAACTTGGCTGGCAATCTGTTTCTGTGCAGCAGGACTGAGGTTTTCACCAGTGTTCTGCACGGTGATGTTGACTGCACCAACCTGAACGCCGCCGCCAAAGGAACCAGCAGGGGCAATGCCACCGCTACGACCCGGCATGAACAACTCAGGGCCACGTTCGCCCACTAAATAGGGCTGACCAGCCATGACAGAGCCGCCAGTCGCCCGTTGTCGAATACCGTAATTTGGCCCGAGCGTCCCATAATTGCCAACACGACCGCCGCCAGCCCCAATAGGGGTAGTGGAGCTAAATGGCGTCAGAAATGCTCGGATTGAATTAATCGCCTGCTCAATCACAAAAATACGAAGTAGTTGATTGGCAATATCAACCAAAACACCAGAAGCAATTTGCTGGAGACTTTGCTGCCAACTTTGCGATCCCTGAATGAGCAAATCAAATGTATTTGTCAATCCCTGACCGAGGGCGCCGGCAATTCCATCCGCTAGTGCCTTTTGTTGTTGAACTGCTGTGTTGAGTTGATATTGCTGCTCAATATGCTTTTTCAATGCGTCCATATGGTCCTGATCTTGCTGGCGCTGGATTTCCGCCATGCTGCGCTGCGTTTCGCGCTGGTTCGCAATTAATGCTGTATTGCCTTCAAAAATGATGGCTTCTTGAGCGCGTAAATCTTTTTCAGCGGCAAGTTGTTGTGCATATTTGTATTGCAAATCAACTTCGCGTTGCATACCCTGCAGACGCGCCGCCAACATCGGATCACGTGCGGCTTGTGCTGCGGCGATTTTGTCTTGCAGGTCTGAATTAATACGCAGGATGCCGCCTTCTGCGATTCGATCACGCACAACTTCCGCGACGCGCTGCCTCTCCTCGGCTGCTGCTTTAGCGGCACGCTTCGCATCATTTGCAGCCTTGGACGAGCTGCGCCCACCTCCAGTTTCACCAAGCAAGGCCGGTGGAGCACCTGTAGCGGGACCATTAACGGGTAAAAGGGTTGACCTGCCTTGCGGAGCAACAAGGCCAAGTGTTTTATCTAAATCTTTCTGCAGGCTGCTACGAAGTTTTCTTAATTCAACCAATTTTGCCTGTACTTGTTTTTCGGCAACGCTGCCCGGACGAATTTTATTTAACTGGCTTTGATTTGCCGTAATAAATCTGTTGATGCCCGCAATTTGGCCTTGCAATTCATCCGAAGTTTTACCGCGCAGACCTGCCAAAAATGCTCTGTATTGAGCCTGCATATATTGCAAACCCTGAACAAATCCGTTAACAAAAGCGGTCAGATCATCCAACGCAATTTTTAATGCTGGTGCAAGAGTATTGCCAATTTCTCTAGCCAAGGCATCAACGCCATCTTGCAAAGTGCTGAATTTACCTTGAAGAGTTGTTGATTGAGCGATGGCGCCATTGGCATATTTGCCACCCGCATTTGTCAAGTTTTGAATAGCCTGTTCAACGGCTTTGGCACTAAACCTTCCTTTCTCCAACGCCTTCCTAAATTCCTCACCACTCATCCCATACATGCGCTGCAGTTCTTTTTGCAGTGCGATGCCACGCTCTTGGAATTGCAGCAGTTCCTCACCCTGCAAGCGCCCCTTAGCCTGCACCTGACCGTAGGCAGTGACCAATCCCTGTAGTTCGGCGCCGGTCGCACCCGAAACGTCAGCCAAGCGGCGAGTTGTTTCTACAACTGCATTGGCCTCAATACCAAATGCCTGTAATCGTTTAGCCGCATCAATTAACTCCGTGCTCGTAAACGGTGTTACCGCGCCAAGCCGCTGAAGCTCGCTAATAATCTGTTTTGATTTTTGGGCGCTACCAGTTAAAACCTCAAGGGACTTGGCTTGACTTTCAATTTCCGCCGTTTTGGCAAAAACAAATTTGGCCGCTTGAATTGCCGAAAAGCCAGCCGCTAATTTTCCAATGCTGGCGGTTAAACCACCAATGCCAGCCTGTGCCTGTTTTGAAGCATTGTTGATATTACGGAGCTGATCAACCGCGCCACGACTATTTACCTGTACGTCAACGACAGCTACAGCCACAGCAACGCACTAACCCTGTCTTTGCAGTCTATCGCCGTGCTCTGGCGTTGGCCTTATCCATCTCGTCTTTTTCGCGCT